TTTGCAAGAAATTTTGAATTTTTGTTTGTATTGATTTTAAATTTTCTTTATGTTCTATAGAATTTTGATTGTATTTAATATTTTGTTCAGTTTTCTTATCTAATAACCAAGTAATTATAGGTGTTTGGAAATCCCATTTCCAAACACCATTGATTCCCCAGACTGAGGCCTGAGGATGCGGAATATCATTATAATAATACACACCTAAATATTTAAAATATTCTGGTAGTTTAATATTATCAATCGACATGTCGATCAACTCAACTGTTTGATCTTGTATAATATTCATTTTTTGATCAACTATTGTATTATTAGGTTTTTTATCGTACAATTCAATACTTAACACATGATCGCCGTCTAATAGATCCAACGGAATGGATACCAAAACATCAGATGAATCAATTAAGACATCTTCAATCTGATCAAGATCAATCAAAAATCTTAGTTTTGGCCATCCATTACATTCTGTTGCTGAAAAATGTAATTTAAGAAAATGCATTTATTATGCTATATCTTCATCTGAGACAACAGCTTCTTCGGATACTGTTACAGTTGATTCTGTACTTAGCAAGTTAACATTAGAACTAAGTTCTTTCATAACCTTGTCTAAACAACCATCTTCGTTACGTTCCCAGGCTTTGCGGAATTGTTTGACCGTTGTTTTATCAGCAAAGGTATAAACTAAACTATTGCCTTCTTTCTTAAGCAAGTTTTTAGCTTCTAACATGTCTGTTAAGCCACTGTATGGACTCATACCAGTTTCATATGGAATCTCAACTTGTACACTTTCAAACGGTTTAGCATACCTGGTCTTCATAATCTTACAAGCAGCACGGATACCGTTGACTGTTGTAGTCTTGTTACCATCAGCGTCTGTTTTAAGTTTAAGTTTACGCATAGCAACAACGATACTTGAAGCGTAGATAAAGCCTTGACCACCTGATATCTTATCATCTGGATCAAACATATCTTGTGACGCATACGTATGGTTAGTACAAACTAATCCAAGATTCAATGTACCAAACATGTTCACGCAGTTACGGACAAGTGCTGTGAGTGCTTTAGGTTTACGACCCATATCACCTTTCATTTCACCTGCTTCAAACTGGTTAACGTCTGTTGGAGTTAACATCATACCTAAACTGTCTAATACAAACAATACCTTTGGTCGATCTTCTTCTGGTAGTGTGCGATACTCTTTAACAAAGTCACTGATAACTTTAGCTACATCATCGATCATAGCCATGTTAAGTTTTAGTAATTTGTCTTCTGTGGTATCCACACCAAGTGCGTGTAACCATGCTTCGTCAAGTGCGTTTTCTGTGTCGATCAAGATCACATAAATGCCTTGCTCTTGTGCATGTCGGACAATATTACCTGAACAGATAAATGATTTACCTGCGCCCGACTCGCCTGCGAATACCGTTACTTTACCCATCGGAATACCTTTGGTAAAGTCTCCACTTAGTAAGTAGTTTAATGTGTAGTTGCCAGTGCTGATCCAATCAGTCGGATCGTTAAAGCCAATGCCCAATCCTTCGATTGACTTAGTAATTGACTTTCTAAACTTTGATATATCAAATGGTTTTGCCATGATGTTTTTCCTTAATAAAATTAAATATTTGTTCAGCGTAGTGCTGATGTTGCTTAGGTCCTGGATGAATAAAGTCATCACCCATGTCTATAAATTTTGCGAATCCTGCTTCAGTAAAATCATCAATTAAATCAATAAAATTGTGTGTTTCTTTAAATATTATCGGAAGCCATGCTGTATCTAACAGATTAGCAATACATAATGTAGCTCTTATTTTTTTGCAAAAATTAATAACTTGCAACATACTTCTGGCACAGACTAATGTGTGAGTACTACTATCAAAATAATTTAAATTCCAATACCTCAAATCTTTTGGTATCATATCATAATGTTTTCCTGGGATTGATGTTAGTTTCCAGTCCTTGGCATAATCAACCCTGCCTTGAGTAGTTACTCCCCATACAACTACATCTCCGTCTCTGATGTCTGCTCGTAATATCTGATCAGCGGCCCAGTTAATTGATGAACCCGGCCAGGATAAACGTACTTCTGGTAAATTTAACTTATCACTGAGTAATTTACCCCATCTATCGTTGTCTGTTACCCCTAATCCATATGTAACTGAACAGCCGACTGTCCATAAGACAGGGGATTCATGTTGCCTAATAGCCTGCATAGAATTAATATTTTCTATATTAAGCAGATTAATATTATTAAGTTTATTAAGTGAATTGACCTTGTTGTTATGCTTATATAATTCATTAAATAATCGGCCATATTGATACATTTGATCATCTAGAATTGTACAAATATCTATATCCACTAGATATATTTCTTGTGCAGCACGAATAACTTTTTGAATATTAATAACATGCACATCTGCTATAGATGTGTGGCAATCTATTCTATCAACATTATCAATAATATCATCAATATTCTTTTCACTTATTAGCTGAGTTTGGTTATTACTCCATTTATAAGTTTTAGAAGAAATATATAATTTATTAATAGACATTTAATTCCTTATAAAATTCAGTAAATATTTGTTTACTATCTAGTCCGCGTCTACGGTCCATCTTTGCTATCTCTGCCAAACAATATTCAATATTCTTTTCTACGGATTCTTTTATATATTGTAACACATTTCTTAGACCGTTTTCAAGTAAAAATCCTGGTTTTTGACTAATCCAGTCTTCCAACTCTTGCTCTACTGATTGTAGCATAGTATTTGGTAAATGTCTAATATTCAGATATGTTGGTGATGTTAATGCGCCAATCACAAAACTGTTATTATGAAATCCTAATCCTTTGAGAAATCTAACCGTATCAAATAATGATTTGTAATTTAATAAATGATGCAACATGTTGAATGTTATCTTATGATCAAGTTGTTTGATAACTAGCAGGTTATCTAGAAAATCCTGCCAATTGCCTCCATACCTAATATATTCAAACTCAGGACCCATTTCATCAACACTTACTGTCCAATGTACATTAGGAAATTCACATATCTTTTCAAAAACTTTGGTTCCGGTTTTACTTAAATTAGTATTGACTCTCAGATTAACCCGAGGATTCTGTTCTTGTAATACTTGCAAAAGTTCAAGATTTTCTTTCATTAGTAATGGTTCACCTCCCGCCATGTACACATGTTTTAATTGTTTTGCTCGATCAAATATGTATTGTTTCATCTGTTGAAGTCTATGTTGTGGCACTGCATCAAATTTAATTCCTAATTCATTGGCCCATTTACTGCTAAATTCTGGGCCACAATATGAACAAGCAAAGTTACAGGTATTGTTCCATCGTATGTCAATTGCACTTAATTTAAAACTGTCAACGCTTTTATATATATTATGGTTAACATCTTTAAGTTCTTTTAGATAAAATACGCGATCACTGATAATATCAAAACTTTTTTTATCTTTTTCTAGGTCATAACAAACATTACAGGTTGTACCTGGTTTATTATAATACATATGATGCTTGGTTGTTAAATTTATATCGCCCTGTAGTATTTCTATAAGGCTGTGGTCTTTCAAATTACCAATTATGGTTGGATTGCGAATGCAGTTCTTAACTGTGCCATCAAAGTTATACATGAATCCTGTCCAGGGTATGGGACAAAAATTCTTATTGGTAAGATATTCTTTACTATCCATTTATAATGTCTCGAAGTCGATCTACAACTTTTTTGGCATATTGGTTTACATCTTCATATGGAGGTGAAGACTGTCCTGGTTGTGTAGCAATAGCTCCCGGACGTTCTACTATCAGCCTTGGTAATTCTGATCTGTATGCCATGATTTCTTGTGCTAATTCTAATGTTTTCTTTTGTATAAGATATTCGTCCCATTCGGGGCTCGGAGCATGCTGCATCAAGACCATCTGTGTGCTGATATTAATTATGATTTTATCTTGGCCATTCCAACGACGCCAAATTTCCCACAATAATTCAGTCTGTGTAAACCCTATCTGGGCATTATTAATAAACACATCACAGGGTTCTATTTGATCAGCTACTTTAGGTAAACTCCTAATGTTATATCCGTTACGACGACTAAGACCAATGATCTCATGACCCTGTTCTTGATATATTCGGGCTAGTGCTAGTCCTATGCCTGCTGAGTGCCCTGTAATGGCAATTTTCATTCTATACCTCTTAATCGTTTTTGTTCTTGTATGTATGCCAAACTTTTTGGGGTATTTTTATTTTCAATTGCTAGTTCGATAGGTATTGTTAGATAAGCATAGCTGTGATTAATGTTATGTTCCTTAGCAAATGCTATGATATTTGGCAAATCATCTACGTTTAATACGCTTACTGTAGTCCATAAATTTAATTTTATTGGCATCGATTTATACCGCATTAAATTTTTATAAAACTTATCCCATTTAATTGGCCAACGTACGAAATCATGCACTGGCCCAATGCCATCTAAACTAACAGTCACAGTAACACTAACTCCACGTGCAACTAAAGGCAAAAGTTCTTTTAATATTGTACTGCAATTTGTATTAAGTCTTACTGACTTAACATTTTTAGGTAGGTTAGCTAAAATATGTTTATAATTCTTACTATGGCTTGGTTCTCCACCATTTATGTCTAGATGAACAATTCTATCCGTCGGTAATGACCAAAATCTATCTGTGTTATTAATTTTTATATATTTTTTATTCTTAAGGCTTCCTATTTTTGTGCTTAATTCTTCACTGCAAGTTAAGCAGGCACTATTGCATATATTATCTAATACTCCACCAACTATTAAATAGTCTTTACGTATACTTTTAAATGCTCGATCTCTACCAATGCTGTCTAATCTGATACTGGTATTAGATTGTTTTTCTGTAGTTTGACATCTTTGGCATTCCATAGGCCATATATCTTTCGACATTTCATCTTTTATTTTTACGATCCATTCACTATTGAATAATTTATCATATGATTGGAATTCCGGATTGTTAGCCATGTGTCCACAACATGTTACTGTTCCATTAGGATTAAAACGTATAAAATGATCTAGTCTAGGGCAGTACATTTTAGTTTAGAATATGCAATAGGATCTTTTAGTTCAATGTATTGAATTATTTCAGGAAAGTTTAAGTTTTTATCAACTAAATCTAAAAGTATTAAATCTAATCTGTGATATATTTCAACGTGTGGATTGTTTTTTAATCTTAAAATTATTTCTTCAGGTAAAATTTTTTGTTCGTCTTTTGGTTTAATATTCATATTGGTAAGATGGGTAATATAATCCATATGATGCAAATTAAACTTCGCATTAGAATACCTAGACAAATTAACTAGCCAACTAAGTTGTGGGGCATAGTGTCTATTTAAAAATAAATAATTTTCTACAAAATATATGATTGTATTAATATCTAAATTAGGATTATCACGTTTTGTATTAAAAACAAAAGTATTTACACCGGAAATAAATCTCTCTTGTGGTTCTCTTAAGACGATCTCTATTTGTTTAACATTTTTTATCTGTTCGTTTAATAATATTTTTAGTTTATTACTACCTGCAAATTCGTGGAGACTACTGTGTCCATTTTTGAAAATAGGATAGACGAACCGCTGTGGGTCCGAGAATTCAATGACTTCACAGCGGTTCGGGTAGATTATTTCATCTATCCTAGATAACATCTAAATGACAACCCCTTGTATTAAGATGTCTTTTGACGATTGCGGATCATCGCAAGGATGTCTTCAGCTCTGGCTGTTCCACCTGCTGGAGGTGTTGCAACTGGTGCTGTAGGAGCTGCTGGTGCAGCCTCTGCAACCACTGGAGCAACTACAGCCGGAGCAGATTCAAATTCTTCATCTGCTGGTGCTGGTGTTGCTGTTTGTGCTACAGATGTAGCTGATTCAGCTGAGACGATTGTTACGCCTCTTGGTTTGTAATAGTTACCCCAACGTTCAGCGTCATATGCTTGACCATCTACACTTGCTTCAAACATCTCTTTCATAACTTTAAGTTCAACTTCGCTAGGTTTCTTAGGTAAGAAATCTTTCAAGTTGTATAAGCCATGAGTTTCAATTGATGCCGCTTCTTCTGCTGTTAGTGCAGATTCTTTGC